AGAATATCTTCCCCGCCCAGCCGTTCTTCCAGTTCCGCCAGCGCCCCCAAAGTCAGGCACAGCGTGTATGGTTTGCCATCCAGATTGGCGGAAATTTCACCCCGATATGGATTGGCCATCTCATATCACCGTGAAGCTGAGCGCGCCGGCGCTTTCCAGCGCCAGCGAATAGGTCACCTCGCCATCATATTCGCCTGCATATTCCAGCGCCGTAATCTGAAAAGCGCCCTGAATAATTCCGAAACCAGGTACAATCACTTGCCAGTTGCGAATGCTTCCGTTGAAAAAATATCCGCGCACGGTTTCATCCGCCGCATCATCGCGAAACACGCCCGTCCCGCTCAGCGATGCGGATTTAACCCCCGCCCCCTCCAAACTTTCACGCCATCCATTGATGCTGTCTGCATTGGTAATATCCACCGGTCTCGCATTCAGCGACAGGTTGCGATTGCGCAATCCCGCCACACTGACAAATACTCCCGCTCCCGTGCTATCCACCTTCAACAGCAGATCACGACCCTTTTGTGCGGCCATCGCTATCTCCTTTTCGTCTGTAAGAAAAATTAAACCGGATGGGTGACGGCGCGAAACCGCACCAGCCCATGGCGTGAAATACCGTCCGGGTCCGGAAACTCATCGGCAAACACGAACCGCAAATCGACCAGATGATGCCCGGCCAGCGTCAGCGCCACCCCATTCAGCGCCGTCATAATGGCGGCCATGACCTGTTTCATTTCTTTGCGCCCCTGATAGCGCGACCAGATATGAATGCTCAGCGCATGGCTCTCGCCACTCAGATCCCCCGCCCCCCAGGCCGTGGCCGTGGCGTCGCCCACCACCACATAGGGAAACGGCGCATTCTGCGGCACATGGTCATAGACCGGCTCCGCCAGTAAAGAATCCAGACGCGCAAAGATCGCCTGTTGCAGCTCCCATCCTGCCGCGGTCATGGGCATAATCCTTTCTCTTTTATGATTTAAGTCGCCGTCATTGCGAGGAGCGAAGCGACGTGGCAATCCAGAAGCCACAAACACGGACCATGCCGTGTAGCCCTGGATTGCCACGCTTCGCTCGAAATGACGGCGAGTTAGATGCGGCGCCTTACCCGCCCACGCCTTCTTCACAGCGGCATTCAAGCCACTGGCTGCGTTCCTTCACATTCCGGACGCTGCGAATATTCAGCACACGCTGCCCGAACAGCAGCCGGTCCGCCGGTGTAACATCATCGCGATACCGCAACCGGATCAGAAAATTCTGCACCGGCTGAACCCGCATCTCCTGGACCCTTTCACTGCCCGCAAGCGGCATGATCTCCGCCGGCAAGCCTGCAATATCCGTCCAGCCTAAACTGACCCCGCCCCCCGCATCCGCCACTTCGATCCGGCGTTGCAGAATTACCCGATGCCGCAATCCTCCGATCATGTCACAACCCCATCATGCGATAGGGCGCCAGTAACGCATGCACGCCCAGCGGCAGAACATGTCTCCCGCCCTCTGCGCCCTGCATCACTTCCCGGTTTTCAAAATAATGCGCCGTCAGCATCAGCACCGCCTGGCGCAGCGGTGCGGGCACGTCCCCCGGCCCCACGCCATAGCCGCAGGTAAAATCAATCTGCAATCCATTGGCGGACCGTTGCGGCAGCGGCACACTGGCTGCATTGCGCAATACCAGCCTTCCCGGCGTACTTGCTGTATCCACAAAATAATTCGCCGCCGCCCACACGACCCCCTGATCCGCATCATTAAACAAGGTCACCGCGCTCACCGACAGCAGCGGCGCTTTCGGAACCTCAATAAATCGCGCGGCGCCCGCGCTTATCGCACCGGGCCGCACCCCATCCCACCAGTCTTGCGATACAGTGCCAGGCCAGCCATCCAGCATCCAGCGCCAGCTTTGGCTGATCAGCGCCCGCCCGGTCCAGCTTTCCACCATCTGCCTGGCCGCGCGAATATGCCCGAGCATCAATGCCAGCTCATCCTCGCTTCCGGTGCGCAAATGCGCCATCACTTCCGCCTCACTCACCGGCTCGATTGCGGGCGCGCTTATTAAACTCAACCGTTCACGGATCATTATCTGTGCTCCACTCTGACGGTGATGGAACGCTCATCGGTGCGCCCCTGCGATGTCGTGATGCGGTTGGTAAGCTGGTAAATCTGCCCCACCGCGCCGCCCGAAACCGTTATGCTCGTTACGCCCGCCGCATTGGACGCCGAATTTTGCGTCATGTCGGCTGGAAAAATCGTCCAGATGCTGCTGCTCAGCGTCTCCCCGCTTTGCAGATATCCAGTCCCCCAATCGATCGAATAATCCAGCACTGCGCCCGGATCCTTGACGTAAACCTGCATATCCGTACCCCTTATGTTGGATCGGCAATTTCAAGATCGAAGACATTCACCGTCATGGTGTTGCCCGCCGTCACCGCCTGTGACGCGCTCAGGCTGGTCACAGCCAGCAATATGCTGGCCGTGTCATCCACCAGCGCCACATGATCAGCGGTCCCGCTGACATCCACCGTAATGCCGGTCTGCTGATTGACCGTCAGCTTGCGGCCTGACACATCGCCATTCACAGGCCCCGTAAAATTCGCCGATGTAATGGCGCGCTGCCCGCACCGTTTCCCCGTTGGGGAATTGGCGTTTGCTTCCGCATAGGTCACTGGCGCGCCAATGCACACCACCAGCCTGTCTGCGGTTGTCTTGATCTGGTTCAATGCCGCATCCAGTACGGCATCATCTACTGTCTTTGCCATGGTTTACTCCGTAATTGATTTTGACCGGCTATCCGTCAGCGTCTGCGCACCGCGCGCATTGCTGCTGATATTTTTCTTTCGGGAATTTGTGGTGACGCCAGATGTTCTGAATTCATGCCCGGTTTGCGCGCTCCCGCCAAGCGGCACAAAATCAAAAGGACAAGCGAAATTCATTTTCTGCGGCACAAACTGGTGCGCCTGGTTCAGTCCTGCTGGCTCAATAGTTTCAGCAAGGAATAGTTTGCCCGGAGCTAAAAAATGCGTCTGCGTAAACGCCGGTGTTTCCAAAACCGAGGCCAGATAACTTTTGGCCGGGCTCAATACCCCCCCAAGCGCAAGCGTGGGCGTCTCGAAGCCTTGCGCAAAAAACCCATCCAATGGGCTCAAATTGTGAGCTTGAGAAATTGCGGGGGACTCGAGCTGAACCCCGTCCCCCATATCGTTTGGATTTAAAACTCCGGCGCCCGCAAGCGGCGTCCACACGCCGCGCCACTCGGGCGTCGGACGCAACATCAAAAACGGATCTAGCGCCAGCAGGCGCATCTCGGCCGTACTTAGCGCCCGGTTCCACCCCGCCACAAAAACGACGGTCGTGGCGGTATTAATTCGGGTAACCGTACTTTCCGCCCGGCTACCAATCGCAAAACCCCCACCCGCGCCAGCAATGTTTTGAACAGTGTTCGATGTGGATGCGCGCAACAGGCCATCCACCCATGCCCGGACATTGCCGCCATCCCGGCTACCGCCGAATAAATGATATTTACCATCAATCACGCCTGCAACATCTACAAAGACGTTCGTGGCGTCCCGGGTCAAAAATTCAAAACTGCCCGAGGATGCGGCAATGCTGGCTGCATTAAAAAACATATCAAGTCGTGGCTGTAAGCCACTAACATTTTGTCCTATGGCGTTGGAGACGGCTGCCTCAGCAGGGGGGTTAGCCAGACAAACCACAGTAAAATCGCCGGTTCCCACACCATTGGATGTTGGTAGCGCAATAAAATTGTCCTGATACAAGAGATTTGACGCCCCTGAAATCCCCGCGCCCAACCCATATGGCGTGCCGCGCCATTGCAGGGTTGAACCCGCAACCAGATTTGAACCGGAAAGCGGCCCTCCATGCGGCCCCAATAGCGCGCCCCTGCCCGCACTGCCCCACAGCGGCGCCACAAACGCCACTCCCTTCCACAGATTGCGCGCCTCGGGCGCAATCAGCGCGGGCGATATATTCCAGCGTGATGGTTTTTGCTGCATCTGATGTCTAGCCCCTTACCGGACAGCGGGGGGCAAAAGTGGCGCACTGCTTTTCACGGAAGTAATTAGTTCACGCATGATTTCGGCCCGGTCCCGGCTTAAGTGACCTGAGCCCTTAAAACCCCTCCAAAAATGAGTAGAGTCCGTCAACTCAGGGAGACGGACGATGAAGGGA